ATAATATTGTCCAATTTTTATATACTACTTTCTCTAATGCACCTTTATCATCATTTATGATCGCATCTTGACACTGGATAAGACACTCACACCAATTTTCAAAGTCAATTTTTTTCAATCGACTACCTTGATAAGCAATATAAAGTGCATTTAATAGTTCATTACTTATAATCATTTAATATCCTTAAAAGCCTTTTAAAAGGCTTTTTAATACCTATAAATCCTTTTAAAAGGATTTAAAAGTCTTTAAAAGACTTTAAAGTATTTAAAACCTTTAAAACCTTAAAGACTTTAAAGGCTTTAACCTTATTAACCAGTATATCTTGCACTAAGTTTAACGTTCGATGATCGTTTTCCTATGTCTTTACTTTGCCATTTGAAAAAATCAAACTCAGCAGTCATAAATGCACTACGGTCCAGTAAAGAGAATTTTTGGAAAACAAACAAACCAATCAAATAAGTTAACAATTGAAATCTTACAGGATCGTTCTTTTGTTTTTTTATTATGAAAATCAACCAATGAAAGAAAACATAATGAGCGGACGGACAAAACAACCAAGATAAGTTAAAATTTGTCGGCATTAAATGGCTAACAGGTTGGACTTCCTCGTAAACCATAACATCAAATTCTTTTTCAAGGCTATGTTCTACGTCATTGTAAAGTGCAGCTTTTAACCAAGTAGCAGAGATCCAATCGCCAGTCCAATGACTATTAGTTAGATGTGGGGTATCTTTAAATAAACGCTCAATTTGTTCTCTTTTAACAAAGATACTTAAATTAAAGCGATTTTCATCGCTCAGTAAATCTTTTAACTTCATTTTACTTTCTGTCGGCGAGCCTTTAGGTAGGATCACATCTTGTTGAGCAAGCCATAAAAGAAAATCCATTACATCTATGTTTGCTGATAAAGTCTTAGACGTAGAATGGTTACACTTTACACCTTCTGGAAGTTCCCAATTTAATGGCTGCACCACAAAAACCCCCAATTTTGTAAAACTTTCTTTGTATGCTAAAGAAAAAAATATTTTCCCAGTTCCATCTTTAGAAATGTAGTGTTTTGTCGCTCTAATCTTAACCAAATACCGCTTCTCTTCCTCGACCTCGTAGCCGTCAAGCCATGCACGGGCGAAGAGATCATAATTTTCTTGATCGAGAAACCACAAACGTATTTTCTCTCCTCCGTTGTTAAGAGCATTACGGAGATTACGTTTTTCTTGTTTTGATCTTTCAATCCAATCCGCCACAAACTGCGGAACTTGGACTGGTTGCGGTTCGTCTAGTTGTTTGATTAGATCAATTGCACGTTTAACCGGAATGCTTTTGACCTCATTGCCAAAAACATTCAAACAGTAAATCCCGTTTTCTTCAAACTCTTTAATCAATTCCTGCTTATTCATCTTAGTTTCCTCCATAAATCAAATAAACTGCAACAACTACCTGAGCCATGCTTAGCGAATAGCCAACCCAATCATCAAACTCCTTAGATTTTGGCAACCAACTCTTAGTAGCTCCCAAATCATAGTCTGTAGGCTTTTCATCAGCGAAGATGCATTCCATCGTTCCTATAAACGTCATACCATCTTCTGTCATTTCCCAAAAATAGTCCGCCCGGTCTTTCACTGCTTGTGGTAAATCTTGCTTGGGAGGTTTGGGTTTCCCGTCTTCTACCGTCCAGTTGTATACTGCATTAACTTTTTTCTTTAACTCTTCCATCATCTTCCAACTCCTTAACTTATCTTATGGCTTTCCAGGTCACCAAATTCGTGGCCGTGGCTTACGAAATACGAGCCAATCAGGATTGCATCTGCTTCGTCATCTTTGACGTTCAGACAAAAACCATCGGCCACTTTAGCAACTGCCTGCAACTTCATTGATTTCTTGCTTCGGTCTTTATAGCTGAACTTCCAATACTTGCGCCAAGTCGAAACATTCACAAAATACACATTGTCAGCGACTAACCGTCCAAGAATAATCCCTGTCACAATTCCAATACTGATCATAGACTGCTGATTTGGCCCCATGACTGAGTTCTTCTCGACTACAATTGATTCAAAATGGCAGTCGTATTTCTGTAGCGCTCTCGATTGAATCGCTCGCAGTTCGCTAGCCATGAACCGACCACGCTCAAAGAAAGACTTGCTTTTATGTTTTAAGACACCACTCTGGACAAGGTCAGAGCCGTGAAATACGGCCCATCCTGTCGCAGTAGTTGAAATGTCCAACGATAATGTCAGAGATTTCATTGCAGTTCTCCCTTGAATCCACAGAGATCAAATAGGTTTCGTTTATTATTCTCAATAAACTCAAAGAATTTCTGGAGTTCGGCTAAGTTTCGTTTTTCTGCCTTGACTCCTAAGCTGAAATGGTATTCTGTCGGCTCTTTCGGTGTTACCTTCACATCTAGCCAGTATAGTGGTTCAAATACATCGCCTTCAGTATCCAAAGATGTATCGGAATCCAAATTCCTGAATTGCATCTGAATATCATATTTAATCCCATTTGTAACCGTTATGTCATTTCTAGCAACGTTAAGTGCAATACTCGTTCCTGCTATATCGATTTTATAATTCATTAATTTTCTCCAAAAAAATGCGACTGCCTTTGTGATAATTGGCTAAATACGGGCAGTCGCTCGTCCAAGGTCACACGACCAATTGACGCTTTCTAGTTCGCAGTTTTACAAGAATGCACGGCTTGTTGGTTTTTGAGTTGTTTCCATTTTGGAAATAGTTGGTTTTTGTTATCTTGATTCTTCGACAGCAAACATGTCCTCGAATTCATCTGTCTGCTCTTTAAATTTCATCGGGCTGTCCCCTCTGAAATAAAATCCATTTTCATCCAATTCCCCTTTGACTCCCGTCGCCCAAGACAAGAAAATTGAGCCTTGGCAGTCAGGGCAATTCATGAATGTAAAGTAAGATGGGACTTTCCACCGCTTCGCACATCCACAAAACGGGCATTGCAAATCAACATCTACCTTCTCGCTTGGTTTCTGCGAAATCGCTGTGCTTCCGCTAAATTTTGCAGATAACTTGTCCTTCGCTGCTTTGATATTGGCATAATCGATTTCAGCTAACTTCTCAGCATCAATTTTTAAAACGGTCCCTGTATTCTCAGGCTCTTTCTGACTTAAATCCTCAAGAATTTCATCGGACCCTGTAACCATTTGATAAGCTTTGAATAAGGTTTGATAGTCAAGTTCCTGCGCTCTCTCAAAACTCAATTTTACGTCATCTTGTTCAATATAGATTTTCATTCTTTCCTCACTTTCCTTTGATAACATCCCAAACTTCTACAATTTCATTTCAAGTTCTGTCTGCGTCAACGGTTCAATTCGTTGATAACCTTGGACAGTGTAGTTTTTCTTGTATTCAAACCCCAAATCCGCAAGGCTATTCTTGAAATAGTCTTTTTCTTCCGTGTCAGAGAAATACACTTCCAAGGTCATTTTTTGGGTATATTGTTTTAAGCCATTTTCAGCCCCTTTGACGGCTTCTTGTTGATTTTGGGATAATTGCCCACCGTCTAAAATTTCGCCCGTTTCTGGGTCAAATTCTTGCGTTTCCTCGTCGATATGACAGCCAAGGATTGTTCTAAACTCTGGATGTTCATTTTGTTGTTGAGTTAAAACTTCCTCACGTTCTCGTTCAGCTCGCTCTTGAGCCAATCTCAATTCTTCCTTTTGCTTTTCAAAAGCGTAATCTGCCTTGATTTGTTCCAACACTTCAACCAACGTCATGTCTTTCAACATCCGAATATATGGCTGGTCTGTCATTCCGTACTCGGCACATTGCCCTGAGATTGCTGAGATGGTTTTCTTGTACTCTTCTTGCTTCTGATACTCAAATGTGACCATGTCGTCAAGTGATTTCATTGTGGCTTTTTTAAGCGTCACGCCGTCAGCCATGAAATCGCTAGCCTTGACATAATCAAGGGCCTTTTCATCAAAGAGACGAGGGTCCAGCATGTACTCAGCTGATTTGTTGGCTAGATAGCCTTTGACCGTGTCAATTCTGACAGCCTTTTGATGATCTTCAAATTCTTTGACATCACTAGCGATTTTGGAGATGATGTCTTTTAGAGGCTGGATGGCATTCTTGACATACTTGTCAAATTCGTCAGCTGGTTCAGATAAGACTTTCTTATTCCTGATCCGTTCATCAGAAACCTGCTTGTCTAATTTTCGTAGATCAGCAAGTGTCTGCTTGTCATCCTTGATGGTTGCAGCTGTAACCGTGTAATTTTGATACTTTGCTACAACTTCATTGATATTCTGCTCAAATTTCTCACGATCAATGATTTCAACCTGTGCCTGTGTTACTTTAACCTGTAATTCTTGCATGTTAACTCCTCTCTAAAATTCAAGTTCTTTGTCATCTAGTAGCTCGCCCTGGATTGGCTCCTCATTTTGAGTAGGTTTAGGGTCTGTATGGGCCTGCTCTTTGTTAAATTGCTCAATCTGAGCCATCTTGCGTGCAATTACATCCTCACGGTTCTCTTGAGGTGTGACGTCTTTGATACGGTCAAATGTTTCTCCACCGTCGTCCTCTGTGTACATGTTCCCTAAATCCTCAGGGAAAGCCTCTCTAAGAGCGTTTACTAGGGCTGTTTTTCTGATCATAGTAGCTGGCATGCTGTTCCAGGTGCTTTGTTTCTTGTTGTATTCTTCAAGAGATACCTGAATTTCTACAGGTACTTTGAAATTTTTGCGATAGACTCTAGCCCAACCGCCTACCAAAGTATCACCTGGTAGCATAAGAGCCCCTTTGCGTTCGTGCATAACGCCATCTTTATCGACAGCAACCACGCCAGCCTCAAATCCCTCATAGTTTTTACTCTGGGCTGCACGTTTCAAGAAAGCCTCTTTAGAGACAATCAAACTGAACTCTGTCCCCCCATTGCGGTTTTTATAGGCTACAATGTAGACCTCGTTAGCTAAAGGGTTAAGGTTACGCCCTTTGATAAGTGACAAAGCTTGTCCCACCTGTTTCTCAGTAAGTAAATTCTGAGGATCAAAGTAGCGTTTGATGTCTTCAAATGTCCAGTCAAGGGCATTGACAGAAATGTCACGTTTAGCCTGTTGTGTTGATAATTGATTATTAGTCATTTTCTTCTACCTCTGTTGTGTTTTAAGTTCCAATTTTCACGCTTTAAGCGTCGATTTTCGTTTTGTAACTTCAAAATAACGTCCTGTTGTTCGTTGATGATTTTCCCAAGCTCAATTCCAAGATGAATATATTCAGCTCGCCAGTTGTCGATTTCTGCGTGTAGTTCCTGAATCATATTTCATCACCCACATATCGACGTCTACCGCATCCGATATCCACATATTCGCTCGGGTCGAGCTCTTCTCGTGGTTCGGGCGGTTGCATCATATCCCTGTCGTAATCAAACATGAGCATACACCTTTCCAAGTTCAAGCACTCGCTTCACATATCTAGCTTTGGACGTCAAACTGAGATCCAGAAATTCGTTTTTTTCTTCATGATTGGCCAAAAGCCATACACGGTTTTCAAGTTCAATTCTGGTCATCTTCCTGCTCCACCTCTTCATCTTTCACTTTGATTTCTAGTCTTGTCATGGCTTCATCCACTGACTTACCGTCTAAGACGTCCTTGATTATGTGACTTACATCATGAAACGATTTAGCTCTGGCTCTTCCTTTTTCGCTATCAGGAAACAAACCGAGGTCTTGCATAAGTAGGAATGCTACGCTTGCGTCGTGCATTTCTTTCTGAAGTTGTTTGATTTTTTTGATTGTTTTTAGTGCTTTAAACATGTTGTTCTCCTTTTTTCTTTATTCTCCGACTTTCCAAATTCGGCAACGGGATTCCACTCCAGACGAAGTCTTGTCTTTGAATTTCCAGTCATTACCATAACTACCCGTAGCTTCGTATGAAGCTGATTTCAAATAAGCAATAGTTTCTTCTTTCGTCTCGAAAACAGTAGCTGAATAATCTTGTTCATCGGTTGGCAAAAAGTCACTTCCGATAATGCCGAAATCCTCGTTTCCAGTTTCAGTATTCTTGACATAAATCGATATAATGTACATCTACATTTCTCCTTGCAGTCTAGCCTTGATATCAAAGTTTTCTTTGTACTTGTAGGCAGCAAGCTCCTGCTTCAAGTCATGGTTTTCTTGCTCAAAAGCAAAGCGACGCTTGCGCTCCTCAAATAGGTCGGTCATGAGTTCGACCGCTACCTCTCTCCAGTCAAGACTCACTTCATGGATGATGCCCTCAAGACCGAGTTTTAACTTAGTAAGTAATTTCATTAAGCTACATCCTCCTCGTTAGATTGCTTGTTTATGCCTAGAATAATGTCATAATACGAATGACCAGCAGGGATAACATATCCTGTTAAGTCTTCAATGACCGAACCATCTGCCATAATGTTTACAATTCTTGGTTTCCATTGCTCTTTTTTTCTCTTCATGTTATAATTTCCTCGTAAAGTATTTTGCTTAGTCCCTCAATGGAATTGCCGTTCCAGAGGGGCTTTTTGTTTTATCTTAATTCATCTATGCTGATTTCTAGTGCATCAGCAATTTTGCATATATTAGGCCATGAAAGGTATTTCACCTTTCCACTTTTCAAGTCGGAAAAGAAACTTCGATTAACTCCAGCCATCTTAGATAATTGATTGCCGTTCAAATTTCTTTCCTGCATTATTCTGTTTAATTGTTCCCACATGTTACACCTCTAAAAAACACTATATGTTGTTAAACAAATATATTTAATTACAATATGTTGTGTTTTTCTGCTATCTATGCTATAATCATTCTTGACTAGGACCTCTCACGTTTTAGTCAAAATTCCAACGGAAAGGAGGGAAATATCATGAATAATCTAACAAATGACGCTAAATTTTTATTAAGTTCAATGTACGCTAAGTATATTGAACGTCGCAAAGGCGGTTCTTCTAAAGATGAGGCGACCTCGTTCGGAGACGTCCAGAATATCAAAGAAGAAATCATGCCTGAATGGTCTTTTGAAGATACACGATTTACTTGTTTCGAATTACGAAAACATGGTTATATAACTGGAGAACCAGCAGATAATCAACTTTGGTTTATTCATTTGACAACTGAAGCTATAGCAGAATTAGAAATCAGTTTCAAAGATAAACTCGATTCTGTTCTAAAATTTGCAGCTGATATAAAATCAGCTATTCCCTTTTTATAAGACCACCTTCAAAAGATTGACTAACTGATGTTTCTCTAATGAGATTGTTACCTTCTCTCTGTAAGTAATCGACCCTAACAATTCCTCTTGGTGTCTCTGCGTTACAAGTATCCCAAGCAATGTGCAATCCTCGCAAACCAATTTGTTCGTTTTTGAAATCGACACCGTTTAATACAACATGAGGTATTTTTGAGTTTTTATCAATCCTAACCTCTATGCTTTTAATTAAATCTATGAGGGCTGTTTTTTCGAGTTCGTTCATTTTTCTACTCCTTCCTATTTCTAATCTCCATTTCTGCTATAATATAGTCAGAAAGGAGGTAATGTTATGACTGATCATCAGCTAGAAACTTCTTTAATCGTCCTTGGCAAAGAATTTGATAGAACCAAGAAAAACGGAAAAGAAAGTTTTAGTGTTCATGTTTCTTTTTTTGATGGTTTAGATGCTAATCAGCATCTTCAAGAGTTTGCACGACAATATCCCGTAAGGATTGTCCGTTCGAACTCTGACCAAATAACTTTTCTAATAAAGTAATATCGTTTAGAGGGAAGGGATTAGTTTCAACTCTATCGTTAAACGTTAAAACAACTTCACACCTCTCCAGATAATGATTGGTAAATTCCACTCGCTCAATTCCGTCGAGAAACATTCCATCGACGAATACAGCAGGGTGGTTTTTTCTTGCCGTCAACAATACATCATGCTCTGATGTATTTACTGATATTGTTTCTTTCATACAGTCTCCTTTTTTATTTAGATAAGTAGTAGTTTGTTTTAAAGTTAGTAATTATTACTAAGTTAGTGCCGTAAGGCTTAGATTATTGTATAGTTAGTACTTGTTGTATAGTTAGTATTTATTAGAGGGCAATTTTACACATGGCAATTTTACACATGGCAATTTTACACATGGCAATTTTACACATGGCAATATCTTCCAACTGTATTTTTAAACTCCGTCATCTGTGGATAACTCTTTCTTAAGATTGGTTTTTAGATACTCAAAGTAATCATCTGAAATAGGCATGTCTGAAAAAAATCTATGTACTGTGACACCTTTGCCTCTGCCTAGTCCTAAGCGGTATACTCTGAGATAGCCTGCTTTCTCTAAAAGCTTAAAGTGCTCATCTACGGTGCGCCTGCTTATTCCTAGACGTCGTGCAATCTCGTCAGGATACACAACCCAATCAGACTTATTAGTCAGTATGACTGCCAAAATCCCTATTGTGGCTGGTTTCAGTTGCTTATCTTGAGTGAAAGTGTTATTGATAGATGTGTAATTTTCGTGAGTATTTCTTAGAATATACTGCATACCTCATATTTAAGCCCCTTTCTGTAACTCTCGCTTGTTCATGCCTAGAATGATGTCATAGTAGGAATGACCAGCAGGGATGACATATCCTGTCAGATCGTCAACTTGAGAGCCATCTGCCATGATGTTTACAATCCGTGGCTCCCATTCCTTTTTTACTGTTTTCATGATATAATTACCTCGTAAATGTTTTACTGAGTCCCTCAATGGAATTGCCGTTCCAGAGGGGCTTTTTTGCTATAATTGACTTATCCTAAACGAAAGGAGGATAAGCGTATGAATGACTTTGAAAGCCTAAAGAAAGCTAGCTATCAACTGATTACTGAGTATATTGAGAAAAACTCAGCTGATGTTGCAACTAGTGCTGTCATTGATGTTGTTGAAAAATTACTAGTAGCTAAGGATATGCAAGTAGAGCAACTTGCTAACGAAAAAGCAACTAAAATTCTCAACAAAATGCTTGACAAAGCTGCTGAATAGCTCCACATAATTCCTGCTCAGATTTTTCTTGTCTTTTTTGAGTTTTATCAATAAATTCTGAGTAATCAATTTCAAAAGCCTTGACTATTTCCGTAGTTGAGGCTTTTATCTTGCCACTAAATGGGTACCGTTTAGGTCTCATCTTATTTCCTTTCTATCCTGTTAAGTATTCCTGATTGAGAAACTTGTTGATAAAGTACTGTTGGCCCTTACCAGTGACCTTAGTAGTTGTACTGACTGTAGTATGGCCGTCAGGATGATTGATATTTGTCTTCTTGAGTTCAAACAGTCCAAGCTGCATGCTTTTCTGAGTGGGCTGGTTCCAAGACTCTCCACGACGACTAATTAGATAACCATGGGCTCGTAGCCACTGAAAGAGTTTGTTTTGTCCAATGTCAATGCCGTTTTGTTTCAGGATTTTAGCCAGTTCACCAATCAGACAAGATGACTTACTAGCGCTCACTGCGTCGGCAAATAGTACTTTAGGACGATCAGCCTCAATCTGAGCCTCTAGCTTGTGGACTTTCTGATCAGCCATGAGTAAAGCTCTTGCCATGATTTTTTCAGGGCTGTTAAAGTCTTTCTCTACTTGTATAAAGTATTGTCGGACTTGCTTGCCTCGCTCCGTTCGCTGGATCATAGCAATTTCTTTCGCCATATCTAGCTTGATGACGTGGTCAGTCGTGTTTTGACCTGTTGAAGAGGTGAGACATTTTTGGGTCACCTTTAAAAAGTCCTCGTTTTCATTAAAGCCGTATTCAGTCATGCGACTAAACCACTTCTTATATTCTGTTTTGACTTCAAGAACCTCATGTAGTTGTCTTCCTGACACAACTGGCTCCTGATTGTCATTCAGGCTTACGTTGATGAGTTCATTCATGTTTACTCCTTTCTGTTCAAGAAACTTGAACACTGTTTGCAAAAAAATAGGCTGGAATATCATTTAGGTCAAGATCCAGTAATTCTATTGCCCGCTCCATCTCTTCGTCTCTCCAACCAACTTTATTATTAAGTTTGAGTGATAGAGATCGTTCAGATAAACCTAAAGCTATAGAGAAGTTATATTGTGTACCATATTTCTCAACGATTTTCCCTGACAACTTTGAAAAATCTTTAGTCATTGCATTTCCTCCTGTTTATCTTTTGCTCAAATATTTTGAACAAATTCATTCTAACCCATCTTTTAACTTTTGTCAACCAAAAAATTCAAATTTTTTGAATTTTTTTCTTGAATTTTTGTTCAAGATACTTTATAATGAAATTATGAAATTATAAAATTATGAAATTCAATAAGGAGGCAGTCGATGGAGCGTAGTAGTACATCAGCAAGGCTCAGACAACTAATGTCTGAAACAGGTCTAAGACAAGTAGATATTTTAGATAAATCCAAACCGTTCCAAAAACAATTAGGTGTAAAGATGGGAAGAAGTGCCCTATCTCAATATGTAACGGGAAAATCTAAACCAGATGATAAAAAACTATATCTTCTATCTAAAACTCTTGGCGTTAGCGAAGCTTGGCTTATGGGCTATGATGTTGAGAAAAAACGTATACCAGATAATGAACGTAACTCAACATCAAATGAACAGCCTGAAATCTTGCCGATCTACAACAAACTAGAAGAACCAAGGCAGGAGAAAGTTCTTGACTTTGCTAAAAAACAACTGGAAGAACAAAAAAATTCCAAAGCTAGCTCTATCTTTGACAAGCCTCAAGATGACGAAGACTACATTACTGATTATGTAGAGGGCTTGGTAGCTGCTGGACATGGTACTTTCCAAGAGGACAATCTCCACATGGAGGTAAGACTGAGAGCCAATGATGTTCCTAACGAGTATGACACTATTGCTAAAGTAGCTGGGGACTCAATGGAGCCACTTATAGAAGATAACGATCTATTATTTATTAAGATTACTAGCCAGGTAGACATCAATGATATTGGTATCTTCCAAGTGAACGGAAAAAACTTTGTTAAAAAATTAAAGCGTGATTATGATGGAAGTTGGTACTTGCAAAGTCTCAATAATAGCTATGAGGAAATCCATCTAACAGAAAATGACGACATCCGTACTATTGGGGAAGTCGTGAGCATTTATAGAGAAAAATAAAATAAAGGAGAATACCCATGAAAAAACTACTAACAACATCAGCAATCTTGCTTACTGCTAGTGTTCTAGTAGCCTGCTCTAACAATCAATCGGCTGCCAAAGATAGCTCGGAGCAACCAAAAACAGAGCAAAAGAATACTACTTCAACAAACACAAAAGCCAAAGTAGATAACAGTAAATACGACAGTCTAATTTCTGAAATCAAGTCAAAATTAGACCCTGAATCAACTGGCGCAATAAGCGTAAAAATTAAAAACGATGTAATCGATTCAGACTCATCCGAACCTCATGATACAATCATGATTCTGCTAACTGGAACGGCTAAGGATAGCGCAAAAGAATCTCTGGATGCAGTTAATTCTAATTCTGCTACTACTGACCAAAACAATGCAATCACTTTGATTCGTATGGCTATTTCTGAATTCGCTAAAAAGTTACCAGACGATAATACTACTCTTTCCCTTGGTTATGAAAAATCTGCTGACCAATATGACCTAATCGCTAAATCTTCAAAACAGAAAGATATTATCCCTATTGGTGAAATCATCGCACAATAAAAAAAATCCCCACACTCTCCATCGCCAAACTTTGAGTGTGAGGGAGCAAAGAAGAGTATTTAGCATTAATAAATTAAAAAAGGAGAAAAAATTATGGGAGCTACTTCTATTTCTGTTAGACAAGTTTCTGAATTTGAAATACCGAACGGGACTACAGATATCAAAAAAGCCAATGTTACCATTGGCTCAATTACAACAACTGGCCAAACATTGACCATAGAAGGAAAAGTATACACTAAATTTAAAGGAAGTTATACAAAGACAATCGACGATGAAATCTTAGTATATAACTCCGATGCTGACGAATATCAACAATACGACAATTACCAAAAAGCCTTTGAATTCGATATTTTTTATTCGCAAACTGATCAATTATTATTTTTGACTACAACAACTCCTACAGCGAAAAAATTTTTAAAAGAATTGGAAAAAATTGATTCACTAAATATTAATTATACATCGCTAAAATTTGATTTAATGGCAATTTCCAACATGATGCCACAAACAAAAGGAGTTAGTTTTAATAGTACTGATGCTGGTGTCTCAAGCAAGTCATTTTCAGGAGACGAGGTCGATGTAAACGATGAAGCAATCGAAGCTTTGGCAAATGATGAAGCAACAAAAATAATAGGGACATTGGATATATTGGGTAAATCAAGAACAATAATGCTGACTCAGTCTGGTACTATTCTCTCTTTCACGTCTTTGACAGATATCTCCGAACAAAAAGAATATCCGATGCTAGAATTTTCTATCGCAACACTAATTAAAATTGGAGTGTTATCATAAACGTGACAATGGGATATATTCTTTAATTAATTTTTCTATATCTTGATAATTGTTAGATGTTCCATAAATCTGATTTATTGTAGTTGTGACCGAGAGAGCATTGTCCTTAAATTGCAAATTAAACTTCTTCACTTCTTTCTTTCCAAGATGCCGTACAGTTAGTCTATAAAATGGGTTATATTTCCTGTGTTTATCAGTATTAATGGTTATATCAAACCGTTCTTTACTACTTTCTTCCCTAGAATAAATAGAAAACAAATTATTTCTTAGCGACAAAAAAGAGTCCCACTGGTCTTTTACATCTCTGTACGCTAATTGATAGTCAGCCTTGAATATCAATCTCTGGCCATTACTTTCTGGATGCAAACTAATACTCAACTTATTCTTGATACCTTTTGTTGATTCTATGTCTATATAGATATCTTCGTGAGTTTTTCTGAAAGTAGCTTCATTTATGGAATAGTCGTTTTCCTTAAGTACGGATCGGATTTGCTTTTCTAATTGGTTAAGTGTAATAGTTTCTTTTAAAAATTTATAACTTTTCGGGGTAAAAGAAACCGTTTTTAAAAATAGATAGGCTATACATTTGTTCCAATGAATATAAATCCAATCAATTTCGGAATATAAAGCGGTAATAATAGGAATAATTCCCATGAAACTAGTCAGATTTACCACAGTAGGCGAATGTACAGCTTGATAAAAGTTCATAAATGTCCATAATAGCGAAGTAATTATAAGGATAATTTTTGTTTTTTTCATATTATCGCTCCAAATAGTCTTTAATAGTATTGTAACATAAAAATCCCCACACTCTCCATCGCCAAATTTTGAGTGTGAGGATATCCAGTACAAGAAAAAAAGCATTAAAAAGCTCTTTTTCTTGTACCCATTTTATCAAAAAAGAGGTACAAATTCAATGATAA